TGCAAGATTATCTATTTGTGTTGCAAATTGCTTTAGCGCAACTGTAGCACCTAAACCTATTAAAGCAGTTCTGATGTTAGCAACTGATCTTCCAATTCTACCTAGACCATTTCTAACACTTGCAAATGCTTGCCTAGTTTTATCAACTGCTGATAAGGTAACTTTAAGATTTTGATCTGCCATCTTCTACCACCTTAAAATATGCATACCATTCATTTATATCAGATAAAGTTAAATGTTCAACTTCATCAACTGTCTTGTGTAAGCGATCTGCCAAAGCTAACAAATTAAACCTTAACAAATCGCTCTTTAGTTTTTTTCTTGTTCCTCTACAGAAACAGTTTCGCCAAACATTTTTGCAGATAGTTCTGCAATTATACTGACTTTTTCACTCATCAAAAATGGTTTATCTTCTAATGTAAATGCCTTATTTCCATCTTTGGTTTCAGCTTTCATTATTATAAGATCAACCATACCATCTACAGTCATATCATTTAGAAAGTTTTTATGCTTTCTCTGCAACTTATTGATATCTCCTGCAGTAACTGCACTTGCATATAAAATTAATGGAGTGTTATCTTCTCCCCATTCTGGAACTTCAATAGTTCTTTTTTGTTTTATACGTCTAGCTGCTATCTGTTCACCTAATGACATTAATCACCTTTAAACAGTTGCAGCAGTTAGTGCGCCTGTACCTTGAAGAGTGAAAGATGCTTCAACCATACCATCAAATGATGATGTGATTGTTCTACCTGTCACAATCGCAGTCCCAGAATAATAAGTGTCTCCACTTGTGTCACCCTCTGGATAAACTGCTAAAGTTACTGAAGAACCAACTGCAAATGATACTTGACCATTTGTATCTGTTTCATCCCAGAATACATCTACAGAACCACTAAATGTTTTTAATCCTGTAAGATATGTTCTTGAAGTGTCACCCATTGTTGTGTCTTCAATGGTATCAGCACTTTCTTCTAAACTAAAAGAACGAATTTCAGCAATGTCATTAGCACCACTTTTAACTGTTCCCTCTGATCCTGCGTGTGTTGCCATTTTTATCTCCTTTTAAGCTGCAGTTTCTACGTCATTTTCTAAGGTTCTATAAATCACCTCAACTGTAAACCGACCAATGGCAATAGGTTGTTCACCCTCACCACTAAAATCGGCTTCAAAAGATGTCACTTGTGTATCTTTAGCAAGACCACTAAAAGTAACATCTGATGCAATAGCTTCTTCAACTTCTACTGCAATAGTGTCAAGTGTATTATCATAGTCGCTTGTTGCTTTTACATATGCTTCTACACCAATTTCTAAAACCCTATTAATCGATCTAGGTCTTTTTAATGTGTCAAAAGTTGTAGCTTCTGATTTACTAAAGACACATAATCCCGGTATTTTATTGCTTTCTAATGGATATATTCTTGACCTAAAAACATTTGAACCAGTAGTTGTTAAACCAGTTAAAGCAGTAATTACAGCATCTCTTATTTGTTTTCTAACGTGTGCCATTAATTCTTCTCTAATACTAAGGTTGTCATTCCTGTTCCATCATCTTGAACAATCCTAATTGTATATGCCACCCCTAAAATTGTTATTGCATCACCCTCAGTAGCGCTAGATACATCGCTAGTTCTACATAAAAATCTAGGTTGCTGAATTGCCACTCCAACAGTACCACCTGCATCCACCTCTATAAATTCGTTATCAAATATCCCACTAATATTAACAGCACCACCACCTTGAACAGTATAACTTGCAGTAGTTCCAAAATCATCTACATCTAAGAATATTAATCGATCTGCTGCACTTTCAACTGCCATCACTCATCCTCTGGTGTTTCTAATGCCTTAACTGCTCTGTTAATAATACTTTTCTTTTTCTTTTTCTCTTTTAATTCTTCTGCCATACCTCTGGCAATTAGCTTTTCTGCAATACGTTCATCTAAATCATGCTCTTCACCTTTGAACATATTACCATTAATTCCTGTGTAACATTTATCTAAAATTTTAACTTTCATAATACCTCACAATATATAATGGGAGTGATCCTAAGACCACTCCCTAATATTAATGCTAATTAAGCAGTTGATATTTCATCTGTTTTAGCAAATGAGATTGCATTTCTTAATGCAACGTCAACTTCTTGCATAACACTTATCTGAACATCACCAGATTTTGAACCAGAATATGGATCAACTATGATTGATGGCGCACCGAATAATCCCACCATTAACTGTGAGAAGTCACCAAATATCATTGCTGATGCATCTGATCCACCATCACCCGGGTCTAGGTCTGATGGTACGTTATTTGTGAACTCTGCCTTGTAACCATAAATGGCATTCCAAGGGTCATTCAATAACATTACACTATCAGTTGATCCAACCTTTACAGTATTAGCCATCTTTGCTTTTACTTTAGGGTTAGTTAAGAAACCTAATGTTGCTGCATTTACAACTCCATTATCTTCCTCAACTAGCTTTACTAGATCAGTAATGTCTGCCCAAGTTAATGCTGCCACATCTGTACCTGCAGAAATGTCTAAGTTATTAACACTTCCATCATTTAGGATACCTGTAGGTTGCCCAGAAGAACCAGAACCATTTATTGCATAATATTCAATCTTATCAGCAATTGATCTTAGTAGGTCATCTTGAACAATCTGCTCGATTGCAGGAACACTTTCTAACATTAACAATCTTGACATAGTTGCGAATGCACCTAATGTTCTAGGCTGTAATGTTACACCTGCATCTGTTGGACTTTGATCTGAAACATCACCTGCTTCTTCAACAAATCCTGCTGCTGCACCAGTAGCAATCTTAGGCATTCTAATTCTATTTGTTAGACCACCCATATAAGTAACACCTAAGTTAGCCATTACTTGCTTTGCTCTTAATGCTTCGATGAACAAGTCACCTCTTTGGATTGTTGGAACAAACTGATCTGTTACATTTTCAGAACCAATCGCACCAGTTGCTGCAGTTGTCATAACACCAGATCGCCAAGCAAAGTCTGGAACATACATTCCTTGAGACTGCTTGCCAGTTCTCTTAGTTATTTCTTCTGAAAGTTCCCTCTCATAACCTGCATCTTTCCAGTCACCAGTTACTTGCGCTTGTATCATTCTTCCTAAAGAATATGTTCTTTTTTCTTTAGCAGACTGCTCAATTACAGTTACTGGAGTGTCAAGTGGCTTATCGTTTCCAATAACATCTAAAAGCTCACCTCTGAACTCTGAAATGTCAATTCCACGACTTAAAGCATCTTCACCTAAATCGGCTTTATTATGCTTTCTTGCTAAAGTCATTATTTCTTTAGCATTTTTTGATGCTGATTTGGCTGCTTCTGCCCTTACTGCATCAAGATCGATTTTTTCAGACATATCTTTCTCCTTTATCTGAATGGTTGATTTTAATGTTTCGGAACTAGAACGACCAACACCAACAAGACTTGACTGATCTGCAGGGATTGACACTATACTAATTTCCATTGGAGTAGTAGCTACACGATAATAATCCTCTGGATCATCTTCACGTTCTACTTTTTTGTCAACACGATAGCCAACACTAATGTTTTGCCTAATCCCATCAACAACATCATTGAACACTTCTGAAGCCTGTTCACCTTTTCCAAAGCGAACAGATGCTCTTAATCTTCGAGCATTTTCATCAAGTTCAACTGATTCGACAACTCCAATCTGCTTTTCCATATCGTGATCTAACAATAGTGGCGCACGACCAGAGTTTAAAAATTCTAGGTTCATATTCTCTTTAGTATGATCCATTACTTCCATTCCAAACTGTCTTTTTACCGGCTCTTCGCTTGAAACACCCACTCTTACAGTTCTGCTTTCTTCGTCAATAGTCTTATCGTCAAGATCAATTGCCCTATAATCTAAAGAAATAGGTTCTTTTCTTTCATCTTCCATTTCCATCTTTTCTTCTTCTTGATCCATTTTGTCTTCAGTTATTTCTTCTGACATTTCTTCAGATGGTGTTTCTTTATGTTTAGCAAATACAACTGTTACTGTATCCTCAGTTTCATCCACTTCAACAACATGACGATTTTCCATATCAGCACCTCTTTCATTTTCTTTTAGGAATGTAACATAATTTTCACTAATTGTTAAGTTAGCTTCTTTTCTTTCATCTTCAGTTTTCATTGGGTGACCCTCTGGTAATAAATCAGTATCATGTTTCCCACTTCTATATTTACCATTTCTAACTGCAAATAAAAATGAGTTTACCCTTGCCATTGCCCATTGTTCTTCAGAACTTACTGATGGTCTTACAGATTGTGGATTAGTATTATATGCACCTACACCTCTTTTATAAACTTTAGCTAACATTCCTAATGTTACTCTTTTGGATTTTGCGCTTCCGTGTTCTTCATTATGCTCTTCAACTTTATTCTCTAAAGCAGTAATTGTTTTATCTGGAAATTCATCCTCTATTGCTCTAGTGGCTTCTTCATCTATCTTATCTAGTTGTCTATCTTTATTTCTTGCCCAACTTTGACCAACATCACCACCCCATAATGCCCAAGCTATGCGACCTGCTGATGGATAACCATCCTCACCGGGACTAAATCCCTCACCCTCTTTATCAACTTCGTGCCTTGAAAAATAAGAATGCATTCTTCTTACTGTTTCAGCAGATACTTCTTGCCTATTTACTAGTTGTCTTGCTCTGGCAACACCTACTTCTGTTCCACCTCTACCAAATTCCTTGCGCCAATCAAGACCCTTTTGCGCTTCTTCAGCCATTGCTTCAGTTGGTTTTAGGTCTATATCTTCACCTTTATAATTCGCCATCATCATCCCCACTAGTTACCTCTGGCTCTGCCGGGAACTTTTGACCAAATGGTTCAAATGCCATAGATAAATCAAATTGTTTAGCCATTTCTTTATCACGATTAATCTGGCTAAATGTTTCTTCAACATCACGACCATAATGAGCAGCAACATCTTGATGAGATAATATACCATTCTGCAATCCTACAACTGCAGCATTTATTTCTTTTAATGGGTCAATCCAATTCCAACCACGACCCCTAAAAGAAGTATTATCGTAAAATTTATCGAATTTAGCTGATGGTATTGGTATTGTTCCAAAGTCCATCGCACTTGAGAGCCAATCTTTGAACACAACTTCGGCAAAATGTTGAACCATAAATTCTTGAAGACTTCTATAACCATCTCTTTCATCTAATGCTCCTTGTCTAATTGAACTATAATTAACAGAAGATAAATCACTTGATAAAGCTGCATAACTAACATTCAATCCAGATGCCACACCTCTAAGCATAGCACTTTCAAATTCTGCAAATCCAGTATTAGGATGATCTGGATCAAACATTTTTATATCATAACCTGCAGGAAGTTGGTGAAATGTTCCCGGCTCAACATCAATTAATGGCATATGATTATCGTGTAAATCATCACCCATAAAATCATCTGCATTAGGTGTTGTTAACATTCCCATTTTAGATGCGCCAATTCTAGCAGCAATTATTTCAGCTTCCCTATAAGCACCTAACATTTTTAAAGTGCTAATAACAGACACCATAAATGGTTCACCTCTAGTCATATGTGTTCTAGTTGGCATGAAAACGTGGATCATTTCCTCTGCCGGAACTCTTATATGCTTTTGACCCGGTGTTTTATTGTAATGTCTATCTCCGGGGTGACTAGTTAAAATCCAATATGCTACAGGTTTATGATAACTATCTAATTCAACACCCATTCTAATTTGATTGCCATTTTGCAGAACTTCATTCTTTTTTTCATCTACAAGATCAGCTTCAATTAATTGTAAGCTAAAATTATCTTTGTATCTTTTGCCAGATAGTTTTTTAATAAAGACTTCACCATCTCTAGCCAATGCTTCTATGGCATATTTTTGGCAATCTAACCAACTCATTCGACCATCTACAGTCGGATTACCTAATCTCCCCCAACTCCTCCAAGCATTCTCAATAATGGCATTACCTGCTCTGTCTAATGAACCATCATCATTTCTAGCTTTTACTTGAAGATGGAAACCCTTATCACCTACTACATTTGTTTTAATTAGATTAATATATCTCTTTGCAAATTCATTATCTCTAACTAATTCCCTTGATCTATTTCTTAAAACTTCAAGGTTATATCTTAATTCACTATCTGCGCTAAATGAAGAACCAACAAAATCGCCAAATAAGCGACCACCTCTAGCACCACCATAATTTCTTTTCTTCATTCTTTTTGGATTTTGGTCACGTTTTAAAAAATCAAAAATACCCATCTAAAACCTCACCGAAATAGTTGCACCTGTTGGCTTACCTCTTTTAATTAATTCTTTTCTTTTATGCATTGCTAGTTCTTTTTTATAATAATTTCTCCATTGAACTAATTCATCTGGTGACATTTTAGATAAAGAACGACCATTAATAGAATAAGATAAAACATCTGCATCTGCTCTACCCTGTAAAACAGTTTCAATTTTATCTAACATTATTTCTGCATGATTTCGTGGATCAGCATTGTTAACATCTAAATCTGGTTTAATTTGCCATTCACCAGTTGTTATAACAATTCTATTTCCACTAGCTGTTTCAGTAACCTCTAATTGCCAATGATAATGACCCTCAACATAGGCTGCACTAACTGCACTTGTTACAGTAAACAAATAATCACTATTAGAATTAGTTCCA